GCTGGACACGAATATGAGTTTGTTAAAGAGGATATAGAACATTGGTTTCCAAAAATTCGTGAGAATGGAATTATAGCTGGAGATGATTACGATTCACGAGCTTGGGGAAGAGAATGTTATCCTGGCGTTAAAAAAGCTGTAGATGAACTTTTACCAAAAGCTATTATAGATAGAGTAACATGGATTTATAGAAAGTAATGTTAGATATCATAATTCCTACCTTCCGTAGACTAAATCGTCCGATCACGCTAAGATCAATCCCTGAGAAATTTCGGGAACAGACAACGATTGTTGTGCAACCACAGGAGGCCTCCGCGGCCAAAAAGGTACACAGTAACATATGGGTCACTGAGGGCGATAATATAGGGATTGCCAAGACAAGAGAGCAAATATCTTATGAGTGGGGGGTTAATCGGAAGTCTAGATTCTGGGTAATTGATGATGATTGTGAATTCATGCTAAATACTCCAAAAGAAACTTTTGAGGTGGATGGTAAGGTTCAAAAATCTCCCATCACTGAGGAAACTTTCGGGAAAATGCTAGTCGATATAGAAGAAGCAATTGATGCTGGATACCCACATGGCGGTATTGGAACAACAATTAATAATCCTATAGGCAAATATCCCCACATTGATAATACCCGTATTATCTCTAATGTGTGGTATGATGGTGCTACACTGTGCGATGAGATACCAAAGATAGATTGGCTTTTAGATGGTGCAGAAGACTATTACGTTAATTTGCAACTCCTCACAAGAGGCTATCCTAACCGTGTTATTTATAAATATGTGGTAAATCCAAGCGTATCCCAAGCAGAAGGTGGCTGCTCCGAATATAGAGATATTGAGTTTCATAATGAGGCATGCCGAAAGTTAGCACGTGCTTTTCCTGAATTTGTTTCTCTAACAGAAAAAGAAAGTAAATCGGGGCCCTGGAAAGGGATTACTAAACTTGGTATCAATGGTAAGTGGAAAAAAGCATATAAATTATCACAAACAAATACATTAGAGGACTTTATGAATGGCAAATGATTTTTTAAAAGATATAATTAAGGCAACCGGCAATGAATATGCAAGTATTGTGAGTGACGGCGTAGAGGGGTCGGATGTCGCGAGTACGATCGATACCGGCAGTTATATATTCAACGCACTATTATCAGGTTCGATTTACGGTGGACTACCATCAAATAAAATATCAGCGCTCGCGGGAGAGTCGGCAACTGGAAAAACGTATTTTCTTATGGGCATCGTCAAGAACTTTCTCGATATGAACCCTGATGCTGGTGTAATTTACTTTGAATCAGAAAGTGCAATTACTAGCCAGATGGTTATTGATAGGGGTATCGATGCAAAACGAATGTTGATGATGCCCGTTACAACGGTACAAGAGTTCAGAACACAAACACTCAGAATTCTTGATACCTACCTTGCACAAAACCAAGCAGATCGCAAACCGATGTTTCTGTGTCTCGACAGTTTAGGCATGCTAAGCACGACTAAAGAAATTTCTGATACGGCAGAGGGAAAAGAAACCAGAGATATGACAAGAGCTCAAGTTCTCAAGGCTGCATTTCGTGTGTTGACTTTAAAACTTAGTAAAGCTAAGATACCGATGGTAGTTACAAATCATACTTATGATGTGATTGGCTCAATGTTTCCGGCAAAAGAAATGGGTGGTGGTTCTGGACTCAAATATGCAGCTTCATCCATCGTTTATCTTTCCAAGAAGAAAGAGAAAGACGGAACTGAGGTGATTGGTAATATCGTGCATTGTAAGAACCACAAGTCACGATTGACCGTAGAGAACAAGATGGTTGATGTACGATTGACCTACGATAAAGGTCTGGACAAATACTATGGACTGTTAGAACTCGCAGAGAAGTATGATATATTCAAAAAGGTATCGACTCGTTACGAACTACCAGACGGTAGTAAACAGTTTGGTAAAACCATATTAAATGATCCAGAGACTTATTTCACAGATGAGATTATGAAACGGTTAGATGAAGCTGCAAGTAAGGAGTTCAAGTATGGCGGTGAAAATAGTTAGGAATTGTTGTTCTCTAATGTTCTTGGACTTTATACGTCAGCAAATAGAACAGAGTGAACGATGGCATTTCAAGTATCCTGTAAACGCAGACTTTGACGATAAACATCCAAAGTTAGAAATTATTGGTGGGAAAGAATCCACAGACGAAAGACTTGTTGGAATTGCAATGAGTCTGATGATTCAGATTTATGAAAAGGCTTCTGATATCATTAGTCCAAACGTCATGTTCTGTGGTGTATCGATTAAAGACAAACATAGAAAAGACAACTTACACCAAGACCACACATCAGAGAGTGAAAAGAATCTCATAAAGGTGTTGGGTGTTCTCAACACAGATTGGCAAGATTCTTGGGGTGGTGGTTTTGAACATGGTGGTGAAGTGTATCCTGTACGTCCAACAGAATTTTTAATTTTTGATTCCAAAGTTCCTCATCGGGCTGATGATATTCTTGTAGATAAAAAACGAATTGCAATTGACTTCACACTTAAAAAGGTGGTAGAATAGATACTATGGAAGATTATATTAGAGTGTATGAAGATGTTGTACCTAATGTTATGTGCAACGCATTGATACAAAAGTTCGAGGACTTTGATGACCAACATGAGGTCATCGATGATAAGATGTCTTTTATACAAATTAACTTTGCAAAAAATGTTTTATGGCAATATGAATCAGATTATTTGTCTAAAATTCTTTTGGAGCAAATTAAGAAGTATGAAAAAAATGTTGATATTTCAAATCAATGGCCATCAAAATATACACTAGAACCTGTACGAATGAAACGATATCTACCAAATCAAAAAGATAACTTTCCGCCCCATGTGGATGTTACGGGTACAGACAACAACAGTCGATTCTTGGTTATGTTTTTATATTTGAGTGACAATGAAAAGGGTGAGACTATTTTTCCTCAGCACCATTTCACATCGAAATGTAAACAGGGGAATATTTTAATCTTTCCATCACTATGGCCTTGGTTACATTCGGGTAATTTTCCAGTGAACACACCAAAATATATTGTCGGGAGTTATTTACATTATGTCGATTGAAGATAGTTATGCATTTGTGCATAATACTAAAAGTAATATACAAGGTATTGGTATCAAGAATGGAAAATATCATGGTGTCATTTACGAATATAAAAACATATCGTTTGGTACGTTAGAAGATGAGCCTGACAAAGAGGTTATGCTTTCTTTTGAATATGATGTGATTGATCCTTTTGGTTTTGATAGAGAGGATTTTGGTAAACAAGAATTCGGAGATTTACTAGGTGATATTCTAGTAGATGTAATTGACAAATATGGTACAGGAGAACAGTTTGATTCAGACGATTGAAAGAACTACACTCAGCAACTTAATCTACAACGAAAATTATGCTCGAAAGGTTTTGCCTTTCATCAAGAGTACTTATTTTGACGAGAGAGAAGATCGAATTATTTTCGAGGAAATTAGTAACTTTGTAGACAAGTATCAAAAAATTCCAACACAGACCAGCCTTGAGATTGAGGTTGGTGAAAGAAAAGACCTTAACGAAACAGAACATAAAAAGGTTGTCGATATTATCCAGGCACTCAGTCCAATCGAGGTGGGCTTTGAGTGGTTGGTGGATACAACTGAAAAGTTTTGCAAAGACAAAGCTATCTATAATGCAATCGTTGATGGTATTCGTATCATCGATGGCAGGGACAAGGACCGAACACCTGAAGCAATTCCAGAGATATTGACTGATGCGTTATCGGTATCATTTGATAATTCTGTCGGTCATGATTACATAGAAGATGCAGAGGAACGTTTTGATTATTATCATCGTATAGAGGAACGTATACCATTTGACTTGGACTTCTTCAATAAGATAACCAAAGGTGGATTGCCACCCAAAACATTGAACATTGCACTTGCTGGAACTGGTGTCGGTAAATCGTTGTTCATGTGTCATATGGCTGCAAACTGCTTGTCGCAAGGTAAGAACGTATTGTATATTACTCTGGAAATGGCAGAGGAACGAATTGCAGAACGAATTGATGCGAACCTGATGAATGTCAGTATGGAAGATTTACATGACCTTCCAAAGAAAATGTTTACCGACAAGATGTCAAAGATAACCAAAAAGACATCAGGTAAACTTATTGTTAAAGAATATCCAACTGCAACAGCCCACAGTTCCCATTTCAGAGGATTGATTAAAGAACTTGCAATCAAGAAGTCATTCAAACCAGACATCATTTTTATTGATTATTTGAATATCTGTGCATCCAGTAGATTCAAGGGTGCCCAAAGTGTGAACTCATATATGTATGTCAAAGCAATCGCTGAGGAACTCAGAGGACTTGCAGTAGAAACCAATGTTCCAATCATGTCTGCAACTCAAACCACAAGGTCGGGGTTTGTATCGACTGATGTTGGACTTGAGGATACTTCAGAGAGTTTCGGACTGCCTGCAACGGCTGACCTGATGTTTGCACTGATATCGACTGAGGAACTTGAAGAACTGAAGCAGATATGTGTAAAACAGTTGAAAAACCGATATAATGACCCTACAATGAATAAACGGTTTGTAATCGGTATAGATCGTGCGAAGATGAGGCTTTATGATGTGGAGATGAATGCACAAGAAGACTTGGTGGATAGTGGTCAAGAAGATACGCCAGTGTTCGACAATTCAAGCTTTGGTTCTAAGTCATACAACAAGTTTTCTAACTTGAAAGTGTAAGATCTTCTTTTATAAATAGTATATAAATTACTTTTATGGGAGCTTTGGGTGTCTAGACTAAGAGATATTGTCCGTCAGGTTAAACCTGTCCAAGAAACGTATCGTGTTAATCATACCGAAAGGATTCAAAATCTTCTAATAGAATCTGATACAGAGCAAGATTTAGTTGAGAAAACTATTACTGTTGAATTTAATAAGCTTAAAGGTTCTAAAAATCCTATTACAGATGCATTATTAGATGAAAAAGAGTATTCTGATATAAAACCATCATTGGTT